GCACCTGCATTAAAGATAGTTGCAGGGGATAGAACTGTTGAAGTACTACCTGCTGTCACAGAAAAACCATCAAACAAGGCAATTAAGTCTTGGTCAATTTTCTTTGCGATAGCATTACCAAACAGTTGTCCGATATCTGCCGCAACATTTCTTGATGCACTATTTTTAGCTAAATCAGTAAGTGTTGTCATAATTCCAACTTCTGATGCTGTAATGGTTACAGAAGAAGGATTAATAGCTGTGTTGGCTAAATCAGTTGCGTCTGCTACTGCTGCTGCTGCGACTGCTGCATATATAGGAACTTCTATTGATTTTCCACCACCTGCTATTGTGTAGTTTTTAACTAAATTCTTCATTAATGATTTTTCATTAACTACGAATTGAGCCTCTGCGATAATTTCCGTATATAATTCGGAAATGGTACTCGATGTTGTTTCGTTTGACATTTTTATATCCTTTCGAAGATATTATTGTTTATTTAAATTAATAATCGTGGGTTTATTATCTCTTTGCCTTTTGTATTCAGCATAGATTTTCCTATCCTCAGGATTATTCATATCTAACTCCGAAATGTTTAAAGTCTTATTCGTATCTGACTTACCCACATTACTAACACTTCCACTCCCTGAAGGAGTTGCTGCTTGAAAGTGTGCGTTCTGCGTTAAAAACTCTTTTACTGCTTCATCAACAGTTAATAGTTCACCTTGTGAGTTATATCGTGGTGTTTTATCTTTATCAAGTATTTCCACACGACCATCTGCATTTAATTGAACATTATTTTTTAATAGTTCTTTTATTTGCTCAGGATTAATTGCACCATTGATTGAAGCTGAATTAATAAGCTGTTTATCAACTCTTTCATTTTTAAGTTCTTGCTCTAGTTTAGTAACTCTTTCTGTAAACTCTTGTGATTTCTTTTTAATCACTTCATCAAATTTACCTCGTTCTAATGCAAGTTCTTCTTCTTGCTTTGCTTTCTCTGCTATTGCAGATTTAGCATCATCAAGGCTTTCTATGCCCAACTCTTTTAACATTGATTGTTTTTGTCTTGCTAATCTCTCAGCAACTATCTTATCAATATCAGCTTGTTTTAATTGAGGTTGTTCTTGTTTGACTTCTTCTTGTTTAGTTTCTTCAACTATTGTTTCCGTTACTTGCTCGTCAGCCATATTGGACACTCCTTTGTGTTATATATATATAATTTATGTTTAGGCTTATTTTACTTAATCTTCAAGTAAATTTTCCCATTCAGGGTCATAAGGTATGAAACTGTGCCTACATCTGTAGCCACCTCTATTTATAAATGGGTCACTTCCTGACTTACCTGCCCATCTTGAACTCCATAAACTTCTTGCTTCTTCTTCTGTAAATATTTCACTTTGATGCCTTCTGCAAAAATCTCTAGTTGTTGCTATATTAGTTCCTGTATATTTGAATGAAGTAATACCTGCTTCATTTGCTTTGTATTTAGTAAACTGACCATCAAATTGCATTATACTATCGTGTGCAATTTGACTTGCATATTTCCTCATATTATCACCTAAAATAGTATTAGCATATTTTCCATTTAATTGTGTTTTAGCAATAGCAACTTTATCTAATATAGATTTATTATTTGAATATCTATTCTTAGCAACATAATCGACTAATCTATTAACTGCGTTTTCATTACTACTTTGATATACACCATTGATTGCTCCTCTAATTTCTTTAACCATTGCATTGAATGGCTTACCTGTAACTGCCGATTGATAAACATTGTCAGCTATAACATTAAGAAATCTATTGGCTACTTCTTCAAATCCACTAAATGATAAGAATTTTAAGTTATTAATAGTTGTTAAATCAGCTTTGGTTAATGTTTTAAATCTATCAGGTAATGGCAAAGGTCTAATTAATGCCTGATATTCTTTTACTATCTCATCATACTCACTAACTAATAATGATGCTTCTTTTAAATAGGTTTCTTCAATGAGGGTTTTTAATGCAGGTCGTAATTGAATAGCTAATTGAGTTGATAGTGTTAATTCACCACCAAGACTTTTTTGTAATTGAGCAACAATCTTATCTTCTAAATTCTTTAATGTTCCGATAATTCTTTCTTCGTGTTGGTCAGTTAGTCTTGTAATAAAATCTATCTTCGCCATTCATTATTTCTTTTTTTTCTTTATAACAGGTTTAATTGGTTTTCTACTTTTAAGTTTTGTTTTTTTTCCTTTGTGGTATGGCATAATATTTTATTCTTGTATCTCTTCACCCTCAATAGAAGGTGTTGAGAATTGACCAATAGGAGAAACTTTAGCATCTATTTCATTATCAATAGCTTTAATTACATCATCATCATCTACAACTGCTCTAGCAATTTGTTTATCTATTTCTTTAATGAAAGTATCTGATGTAACGCCACTTGCTTTAGCTTTCTGTAGATATTCTAAATCACTTGCGAAATCTCTTAGGTCAAATGACTCAGGATAAATAATCTCACCATCAAAGACTTTATTCTGCCACTTAGCAAACAATCTCCATATATGTTCTTCTGCATTTTCTAAGTAGTCTGCTTTCTCTGAAAGCCTAGCATTTAATAGCTGAAATTCTGTTTGTAAAGCTATTCCTGACTGAACACCATTTGTTGTAGACCTAACTGCACCCATGTGAGTAATTCTATTAATAGCTTCTACCTTCATGTTTATGTTATTCATAATAGCATCTAATGATTGAGAACTTGGTTGAATAATATAAGGCTTTAAATTTGCGTCTAAATCTTCAGGCATTTCAATAATACTACCTGCTCCTGCACTAGCTTCTACATTTGGTGTCTTAACTAATGAAGGGTGATTAGATAATCTAATAACTTGCTCAATCTCTGAATAGTCGTTGTAGATAGACTGTTGCATTTCTGCCACATCATTAAGGTCAGATATACCTATTCCTCTTCTTTGTGATTTTTGATTGTATAAACATACAGCAGGAATTTCTCCTAATGCGTTAGGTACTTCATCTAATAATATAGGCTTTGTTACTGCATATTCTTTTTTAAATTCATTAATTCTATATGTACAGATATCCTCTAATGTCCACACCTTAACAATAGCATCATCATTTATTAAATCTTCTAACAATGTTAATGATGTTAGGTAAAATCTTCCGTTGTTTAATCTTTCATATTTCCAATTCAATACATTTTCAGGAGTGTATATACTTAAATAAGGTCTAATGTCTTGCTGTAGTTCTTCTGCTCTAGTATTAGTAACTACTTTAGGTTTATCTAATATTGCCCAACAAGTACCATAGACACTTGCGTTGACTTGCATTTCTCTAATAATGTTATTAAAACTTCTGCCGTCTAAATCAGCATCATCTATAAAACTTTCTAATTGTGCATCTCCTGTCAGACTTCCATAATCTCTAGTAGGTGGAACTCTAAATAGAAATGATGAATAGATTTGGACTACATTCTTACAATGATTATCAACAGGGGTGTTTGATGCTCTTTTTAAATACTCTTCGTCTGTCTCTAAAACATATCTGTTAAGGTGATAGCCACTTTGATAATCCTGTCCACCTAGATATGACCTAAGATGAAAATTCCAATCATTAAATTTTTCTTCGTAATGTGTGTGTCTTTCACTTAAATATTCTCTTGTATAACCTGCCATTATGACCACCTCTTAGGTTCGCTTGGAGTAAAGTTTCTGCGTAATGGGTATAAGTATTCTATCATGTAACCTAAACTATCATTAAAGTGGTCGTAACCATTATCCTTATCAGGAACAGTTGTACCATCTTTATAAATTTGCCTTTCAAGACTTTTTATAGCACTTTTGCACTTGTTAGCAATAAATAAACTATTTTTTCCGTTTGCGTTTTTCAATTTTGTATTCACACTATTAATTCTATCCCTTACTAATGGGTGACTATTTCTTACTCTAATATTAAATCCTGCATTTTTCAAGATAGCAATATCAGTTACTCCACCTGCACTTGTTTTTCTTTGCTTAGCGGCAGGGTCAGGATAAACAATTATTTGATAACCATAATATCTATTCTTTAATTCTTGTACCATTTCTTGCGTGTTACTAGAATAGATTTGTATCTCATCATAAACATATACATCATCATTCTTTATTTCAGCTATTACGCATGACATTGGGTCAATGTTAAAGTCCATGCCTACATGAATAGTCTTTGTTTCAGGAATGTATTCACTAATAACAGTCTTACCTCTATCAAAGTTATAATAGATTTGCCCTGCATAATTAACAAATGATGCTTCATATTCTTGTCTAAAGGTTCTTTCATCTAAATCATTCTTTGCCTGTTCAATCTCATTGGCAGGAACTTGACCACCTTCTAGTGTAGTATATTTAAAACTTGCCCATTCAGAGTCTGTTTCAGCTTTAGTAAATAGATTGTAAGACCAATTACCATAACCTCTAGGAGTACCACAGAATAATGCACTACCATTTCTATCTGATAAGGTAGGTCGTAATACTTCATACCATGCGTGTTCTTTGATATCTGCAAATTCATCTAAGATTAAGAAATCTAAACCCACACCCCTTAGTGAGTTCTCATTATCTGCTCCTCTTAGTGATATAATAGAGTTATTCCTTAATGTTACTGTAAGGTCAGAATTGTTTACATTTTTAAGCCACTTATGTTTTCTTAGTCTGTCTACAAGTTCTCTAAAAACTATGTCTTTAGCCATACGATAAGATGGAGCAACATACCAACATTTCTTCTTAGGATATCTAGCAAATCTAGCTAATTCATTGATAGCTGTAAATGTCTTTCCAAATCTTCTTCCTGATATTAAAACCCTAAACCTTTTATCACATTGAATAATAGTCTTTTGAGGTTTAGTTAGTGGCATTAATCATAAGACCAAGC